TTATCTTAAAACATTGATTTCCATCTTTGCCTTAAAGCAGACCACAAACTTATCGTCATAAATCTTTATCTGATCGATGTACTTCCTAACTAGCTTATCATCATACTCGGTTATCCGCGTATCCTGCGTTTTAACATAGGCAGTAAGTTCATTGATTCGTTGTCTGGTGCCTTCGGTCTGAGCATGCTTTACCAAAAGCAGCTGTTTGTTCTGCCTAAGTTCTTCCATTTCATTGGCACATTTCGAATAGTCTTTTTTGCCGTGTACCAATTCCAAGAGTTCCTTCTGCTTTTCTGCAATGGTCTTGTTAATTTTCTCAATTTCATCAGAATTATCTTGGCTGATAACTTCCAGAATATTCTCTTCCAATATAGCTATCACATCCTTGGAACTTTCCAATACAGCATTCATGGCATCGATAACTGCCTGTTGAAGTTCTTCCTCCGGCACTGTCGGCGCTGTGCAACCCGATGGTCCATTTTCCACTCTTGTGCAGCATCGCCATACTATTGATTTTTTACCCCTGTTATTCCAAGCCACTCGCCTATAAATATCCCCGCATTTCATGCAAGTGCAAATACTTGAGAGTGCATATCGACTGGAATAAATCCTTCGCTTCTGCCCATCTCTCCCACTTGTCATATTGGCTCGTCTTAGCATTTCCTCTTGAACCTGTGTAAAAACATCCCTCGGTATGATTGCTTCCTGACTGTTTTTTACATAATACTGAGGAACCGTTCCATCATTTTTAATTCTTGTTTTTTCGATAAAATCTGTTGTGATGGTCTTCTGCAAAAGGGCATCACCGATGTATTTCTCATTCGAAAGAATTCCTCGAACCGTACTCTGATGCCATTTGTAACGTTTCCCTCCGGTTTTTATATGGTCCCGTTCCAGTCCCATTGCGATATCTCTAAAGCTTGCCCCTTCCAAATACTCTCGGAAGATACGCTTCACAACCTTCGCTTCTTTCTTATCAACGATTAGGTTTCCTTTTGCATCCTTCGTGTAACCAAGGAAATGTTCATGGTTCACCACTACCTTTCCTTCTTGGTATCGGAACTGTAGTCCCAACTTCACATTCTGCGATAAGGATGCTGATTCCTGCTGTGCCAATGAAGCCATGATGGTAAGGAGCAGTTCTCCGGACGCTTCAAGGGTATTGATATTTTCCTTTTCGAATATTATGGCTATATTCTTTTCTCTTAGCTGTCTTACATACTTCAAGCAGTCAATGGTATTTCTTGCAAATCGGCTGATGGACTTTGTAATAATCAAATCGACTTTTCCTGCCATACAGTCATCGATCATTTCATTAAAGCCTTCACGCTTCTTGGTATTGGTGCCGGAAATTCCATCGTCAGTATAAATTCCGGCAAGTTCCCATTCCTTATTTCTGCCAATGTACTCTGTGTAGTGCTGAACCTGCACATCGTAACTTCCCGCCTGTTCATCGCTGTCAGTACTAACTCGGCAGTACGCTGCAACTCGTAATTTTGGCTTATTTTCTTCCTTAGATATTCGATTGCCTGCTTGTATTCTGGCAGGAATCAATGTTACATTCTCATTCATTTGCTACCTCCGTGATTTGACTATAAGCATATTCTGCCTGTTTGTATGGATCATCATATTGCACTGCTACCTTTCCAATAGCAAAAGTACCAATCTCAGCTTTAGGATGAGGTCTGTATGCCCCTATACGATTTTGGCTTTTGGCATTGTTTCCTCTGATTTCCTGTGCCTTTACAAAAGTATCCTCATCTACGATCTGCGGATAATACTCTGTGCCTATATACACTTTATTCCTTAAAATTCTGCCAATCACCGAATGCGTTTTATCAATTCCTACCTTCATAGCTGCAGACCTCATAGATCCACACTCAATATATTCTTGGAACAGCATTCTTACTCTATCTGCCGTTTGTTCATCAATGACCGCTTGACCGCTTTCGATGATATAGCCGAATGGTGTATGTGTCATTATTTCACCAACCTTTCCGTTAAATCCAGTCCGCATTTCAGATTAAAGGTTATTTCATCTCTGCTATGAACTGTCATCGTATTAACATATTCCAGGAACATCTCATCTTCGAACTTTGTGATTTCTGTTTTCTTTGAAACAAACCGCAGGAGCTTCTGTGCCTCATCCAAATGAGTAAGGTCACCATTGATATTCTTTGAAATAAGCTGTTTCTCTCTTGCAAGCCTGTCGGCCTCCAAGTTCAGCTGATTTTTCTCTGCTTGGAAGATTTCCGGCTTGATATAACCGGAAATCATCAAATTTGTGAGAACAACTATCTGCTCTGCATTCTTTTCTATCTGCTCTTCCAAGGTTAGTACCTGGCGCAGTCGTTCCTTATTGTTCGTTCCTTTCAGCCCTTCAACAAAAGGTTTTAGTACTTTTGCATGGGCAGTTTGCAGTTTCCGAATCATTCTGAGAAACGCAGTCTTAATATCCTCATCCCGGATGTACATCATGGAACAAGCATCCTTATCTGCAATATGAGTGTTGCAACACCAAGCAACGTAATCTCCACTCGGCTTATAGTGCTGTCTTCTCTTGAAGGTTGCTCCACACTCGCCACAAATAATCTTCCCGGAAAAAGCATACAGCTGTTGGTACTTTCCGATGCCTGCTTCAATGCTTTTCTCTTTTGCTCTCTGTTCAATCACTGCTGCCGCCTTATCAAAAATCTCATGGCTGATAATCGGTTCATGATGATTCTTGCAAAGGTACATATTTTTCTCTCCATAATTGTTGTGCCGATTGAAGTTGTCATCGGTGTATGTCTTTTGAAAAATCACATCCCCCGTGTACTTTTCATTCTGCAGAATTCCTCTGACGGTTGAGGGATGCCACTTGGCTCCTTTCTTGCTTTGAAGTCCCCTGTCATTGAGTTCTCTTGCAATCACATAAGTTCCCATGCCGTTAATCGTCATGTCAAAAATATCCCTTACCACTGCCGCCTCTTTTGGGACAATTACCATCTTGCCATCCTTGTTGTCATATCCGTATGGCGGATAGCTGATAATAAATGTTCCTTCTTCGAAGCGATGTTTAATGGACCATTTGCTGTTTTGCGAAATGGATCTCGATTCACTCTCTGCAATGGAACTTAATATGGAAAGCATCAATTCTGAACTCATATGTTCGGTATCGATATTTTCCTTTTCAAAATAAAGGTAAATATTTAATGATGCCAACCGTCTTACCATCTCCAAGCAATCGGTTATATTTCTTGAAAATCGGCTGATAGACTTTGTAATCACTCGGTCGATTTTGCCATCTTCGCAGTCCTTCAGAAGTGCAAGCAGTCCATCACGCTTTTCTACCTTTGTGCCGGAGACACCTTCGTCATAATACAGTCCGGCATACTCCCATTCGGAATTTGCACTGATGAAATTATCATAATGTTCCTTCTGAGTTTCCAAACTTAGTAACTGCTCATCCGATCTGGTTGATACTCTGGCATAGGCAGCAACTCGTGTTTTCTTTTTTCCTATGAAACCCTTTGTGGCTTCAATCTTTGTTATCCTTGCCATTGTCTCACCTCCTTGTTTTGGCAGTACTATATATCACTCTGAAGGGTGTAATTATCAAGTTATATATCCATCAAATCCGCATAAAACGGGGAGAATTTTTGAGCATTTAATGCCGATATTCTGTCGTATTCGTCAATGGAAATCAGCCCCTCATCAAGTAGATTCTTTATTATTTTTTGTGCCATCTCATAGTCAAAATCCTTCTGCATGGCTTCTTTTGTCATTATGCGAGCAGGAACCGGAGAGACAACAGATGCGTTCCTACTCACCTGCATCTTCGTCACCTCCAAATCGACCGTTGATATAACAACTGTGACTGCAGTATTTACGGTTCTTATTCCCATAGGAAGAGAACGTCTTGCCACAGCATTCACAAACACACTCATAATTTGCCCTTCTGTCCACATCTTCCATATGGGTATTCCACCACTGATTTCTGCAGCTGTCCGAGCAGAATCTTTTTTGCTTTCTTCCGGGATTCTGGCTGACTGGCTTGCCGCAGCATTCGCATGCTTTAACCATCACTTCATCTGTTGCAGTAACTGTAGTTCTAACTCCACCGAGTCCGTTTCTCTTGCAGAATGTTTTGATGGTATTGATGGATAAACCCAATACATCTGCGATTTCTTTATAGCTCATGCCCTTTTCACGATATATCTGTATTAGCATTTTCTGATTATCTGTCATCATGACACCTCTACTTTCCGAGGTCACTACCTCTGATAGTAAAAGGACAGATTCCTCTATTTTAAGTACCAAAAGGCAAAAAAATATTGCCCGCCGGAGGTGTTAATCTCCAACGGGCATATCAATCATGATGTTATTCAGTTATTTCAAAAGTTCGTTCACTCTTTTCTGTACTGCAGAATAGTTATATCCTGCTGCCGTCAGTCTGTTCTTTCTGTCAACACCATTTCCCCACTTCCCCTGGATAACTTCTCTTGCAAGAGTATCTACTGTTTTTGTATTTGTAGGTGCCGACGCATTAGAACCTACAACCTGTCCTTTGTCATCAAAAACATAATACCCAGGATTCGCCTTTGCACATCTCTTGGCATTTTCCAGACTCTTAAATGCACCTTTCTGAGACTTGGCATCAGACCAGGATTTTCTTACTCTGTAAAAACTAGTGATTGGTGTGACCTCACTAGCTCCACCACTATTTCCACCAAGCTGTGCAGTAACCTTTGCCGCAAGATCACCAAGTCTTGCATACAGCCAGTTGCCCGGACAGGACTTGTTAGCAAACCATCTGTGAACGGTAAGAACCATCTCATCAGACTTCGGATTGTAGTTAAGAGTCTTATTCTTATCTCCAAACCAGATGAGTTTCTTCTTTCCGTTTCTTCTGCAGATATCTACGCAAAGTTTGATAAGAGACTGATAAACCTTGTCATTCATCCAGTACGGCTCCTTGGTGTCGGATGCACACTCTATGGTAACGGCTCTCTGATCATTGGCACCCGAAGATGAACACCAAGAACGGTTCTTCTCTTCTACATAAAGACCTACACGACCATTTTTATCAATACCATAGTTGCTGGATGCCTGCGTAGAGGACTTGGCAAACCAATCACCAAGTCCCTCAGCAGTACACTGTCCCACTACACAATGGGGAGTGATTCTATCGATTCCATGTGTTCTCTGTCCGGAATGATTCGGACTAAGCTTGGTGTAAGCCACCATTTTGCTGTTTGTATATGCCATATTATTTGTCCTCACTTTCTGCTCTCTCATGGAGCTGCTCTAATACCGCTTTGATTTTTACCGGGATTGGAAGTCCAAGATGTCCTGCATTCTCAAGAAGGGAAACTCCCTCATTGGAAATGTAGAAGAAGATCACTGCTGTTCTAAGGACACTGCCTGTACCGATAACCTGCACATCGAGAATGTTCGCAATTCCCACAAGCAGGAAAATCAGTACCTTTCTGCAGATACCCTTGAATCCGACTGCACTGGACAACTTCTTATCTGCAATCGCACACATCACTCCGGTGATGTAGTCAATGACCACAAATGCAAGAAGGGCCAGGATAAGGCCGTCACAGCCACCTAAGAAGTATCCGAGCCATCCTCCTACTCCAGCAAAAGCAAGCTGAATCATGTTCCAAAATTCCTTCATTGTTAGTTCCTCCGTTTCTAAAAATTTGTATTGAAAAAGCGACTGCTCAGATTTGAGCAATCGCCTCATCAAACGATAAATATTAAGCGGTTCGTTTCCACATATAACAGGTTATATATGGCTGTAAGTTGTTGTGAGCACTGCCGCTTCCGGCGACTGCTGTTGAACCGGAAATTGTATGCGCATGTGCTCCTGCACTGGTTGTTGTCTTATTACTAACTGCCGTGTAGCCGGAAGTCGCATCAATCAAGACTCTGTTTCCTCCACTTGTACCCCATGATGTTTTTTGATTCTTTAAATCGTGAGTATGCCCACCTGCACTAGCAGTTGCAAGCGTACCTTTCGCATGGGAATGTGACGGCATTTGTGCTGTGGTAAGTGTCACAGTAGATGCACCTCCGGTCTTTTCCGCTGTGGCAAAGTTCGTATCATTGGCATTCACACCTACAGGAACTCTTCCTGTTCCCCAAGCAACCCATGTCCCTCCAAAATAGGTGGATGGATTGGTATTCTTCACACTCATATAAATACTTCCAACCGGATAAATGGCACCTATTGCCTGTTTGATATAATCCTTCAGCAACTTTCCATACACCATTACATCCCACTTCTCAGAAACCTCAAAGCAGTTATCTTTTTCAGATACCTTTCCAACGGCTACACCTTTGCCTCCACTCTTAAAGTCCATAACAACAGCGGCTGTAGATACCACATCAACAATGGATATGGAAGAAAAGGCATCGGTAACGGTATAACGAATTTCATAGGATGTTTCTGTTGAAATCTTTCCTCCTCCAAAGGTAAATGCTGTTCCGCTTGAGAATGACACTCCTGCATCTGTCCATTCTGCTACGCCAGATTTTCGATATTCTGTCTTTCTGCTCACACTGTTTTTACTGCTACAGGATGCAAAGCTGTATACCACAAGTCCTCTGACATAGGTTCCATCATCGTTTGCAGTTCCATCACTAAAAGCTCTCTGTGACTGATAACTTGAAAAGCTTGGAGCAGAATATGCTGCCACTGATATGGATACTGCTTTGGCATCAGATACTCTTCCCCTTGAATCCGTAACCGTTGCCGTGAAGGTAATCGTGCCTGACGAATTCAGAAATCCTGTGGTAAGTGTTGATGCTGTTCCAGAATATCCACCGCCGCTAATACTGTAGGATTTGATGGTTGATCCATTGCTTCCTGCGGCACCATTGATGGTCAGCTTTACTTTCGACTTGGTCTGCACATAGATTTCCCAGGCACTTGGAACACTCTCATCAATCCTTGATGCCGTAACGCTTGTCAGCGTTGGCTTTACCGATGCTGGAACGGTGAGTGTCAATGTACAAGTCTTTGAGCCAATCTTCGTAGATCTGCTATAGGTATCACAGGTTATCGTGCAGCTGCCGCTTGTGGTACTCGGTATCTGATTTGCCAGTGAAACAGCAGGTGTCCACGATACGGAAGTGGTTGTGGTCTTCGTTACAATCGTCCCTATCGTATTGCCAAACTTATAGGTCAGCGTATGTGTGAAGGAAGATGATGCCCGGCTAATTGAGATAGTCGTGGCACTTCCCATATTCACATTGGTTGCAGATACTGACGATGCTCTTGGTATCGTATTTAAAGTATGCGTTCCGCTTGCTGATACACTCACTGCATAGGTATAAACACCTGCCTCACAGCTTAAGCTGAATGATTTTGTACCATCCGCATTATGTGTGATGGTAGTTGAGCCGGATGCAACCACGGTTCCGTTTCTCAACTGAATACGAGAATCTGTAGAAGACGAATAAACTGTCTTTCCATTGATTACAGCCTTAAATCCACCGGACATAACCCAGCTTGTACCGGAACCGGAGCCTTTGAGTGTCCATGCAATCGTTGAGGTATTATTTTCTATATTCTGACTGGAAAGCGTCCAAGCCAATGTGACAGAACGGCCTTCTTTTTGTCCTGTTGTAATGCTTCCGCTTGAAGCCATATCATCACCCCTTTATGTTGCCGGTCCTCTCCACTTGATGGAAAGGTTACCGTTCGCTCTTGGTATAAAATCAAACCATCCCCTGGTCTCATTGCCAAGGGACAGCTTGTTTCTGATTTCTGCATTTGTAATAACCAAACTCTGATTGGAGATATAGGCAATCTTCTGACCGTTCTCCTTGAAGGCTAATTCGTTATTGGAAAGCTCTGCCGTGAATGCATTTCCTACTTTTCCAAGTTCAATGAGTGCTCCTCGGAATCTGATATATTCCTCCAAGAGTTCCTGGTTATATGCGATATTGTCTTTTATTTCATCAGCAATCTGCGTGAAGTCCATACGGATCTCACTGCTGTTCTGTGTGATGCTTGACTGAAAATCCTGCTGCAGCTGTTCCAGTTCTGATTTCTCAATATAGGTATCATGCACCGTACTGATAATCTCACTGGATGTTTTGCTGATTTCTGCAAATGCATCATGCATCTGAACTTTTAGGTATTCCACATCCTCGACAGCTTCTTCGTAAGCCACAGCACTTACGAACGTATTCTGGCAAGAAGTAAGTAATGCCATAGCCTGCACCTCCCATCACTTGGATACGTCACACTGCAAAGTAAGAAGGCTGTCAATATCTGCTGCAGAAAGATAAATGACCTTTCCGGTTTTCGAGAAGGTCACTTCCTTGCCGTCCTTATCCTGTGCGTACCAGGTATAGGTAAGACTCTGCTTTTCAGTCGCATTCGCCCAGGCAGAACCGTTATATTTCATCAATGTTACTGTCTTAGCTGTGTGATCCACCTTATACCAGAACATTCCCGAAGTCGGATTAGATGGTGCTGTCTCACTGATATTGCCAAGCAGAGGATCTACTTCCTTCTGATTGGTACGCACGATAATATAAGGAACCAAGCCGCCAAGGTTATTCTTGACAGTGTATCCTCCAATGGAAAGCATTTCAGATACATACGGGTCTGACTTATCCTCCACAGTAATAACATCTACATAGGACTTGCCACCATAGGTCATGGTACATCGGTAAGACTGAATGTTAAGAATGTCTGCTCCGGATACCGTAAGTGTTGCGGATGTTGCACCGCTGATATTTGTCCATGAACCACTCACATATTTTGCCCACTGATAAGCAGCACTTGTGATTGCCGTTGTCCCACTGTAGGCAGATGTCGCAAGCTGAATACTGCCGGACTGATTCTGCACAATGGTTCCGTTAGGTGCATAGACAGAGAACACAACTGCTGATGTACCATTGCTTCCCGCCTTTGACTTCGTCCAAGTAAATACCTTAGTGACAGTCTTTCCTGAAATCGTAAAGGTCAGTGTAATGTTTCCCGTCAGTGTCGATGCATTTCCAAGGTCTGAAGATGCTGCAACAGAGAGTTCTAGCTTGCCTGCTGCACTTGCTGTAGCTGCAGTGTTGGTCTTCACTGTAATTCCGGTCGGAAGTGTTCCTACGGAACAAGTGCAGGCAGTCTGCGTAATGCCTACATATCCGGTAAACGGAATCGTGATTGTACTTGCAGCTGATGTCTTCCCTACCGAAGTACATGCAAGCGTCTGATTCTCATTTCCAAGCACAACGGAAAGACCGCCAGTTCCGGCAGAACCAGGACTTCCTTTATCGCCCTTTGCCCCATCATAGATTTTGGAAATCGTAAGTGTATCAAATACATCATTTTCAGAGGTTGTTACTCTGATTTGTGCCACATTATTTACGAAAACATTATGAGCGGGCTTTACTACAAGAGTTCCGCTTGTAATGCTCGTATTGTCGGAAGTTATCGGATAATCTGCCCAAGCACCACTGCTGTTTTTGTACTGCCATTTGCTGACAGTAACACCCTGTACCTGTGCCGTAAGGGTTGCCTGTGATGCTCCCACCAAAGCCTGTGAGGTGTCATACTTAAAAACATATGTGTCACTTGCAACCGTACACAGTTTTGCATTTGCTGCATTCTTTACCAAGGTATAGGTGATATCTGCAGAGATATTGATCGTATTCTTGGTTTCCGAATCGTAGTAGCTGATATAGCAGATATAGGTAATCATGCCGGATGCTGATGCTGACAGCTTATTCTGATTTACTGTCAAAACTCCATTTTTGACAGTTTCACCACTTGTCAGTGCAGTTTCAGATGCCACACCATCTTTCCTCTTCCATGAGATTGTCACTCCACTTGCTGTCGGAGACACATTTGTCTGATCCAAGAAAAGCACTGGTGTAAGCACAAGGTTCGTGCTTGCCCAGCTTGGAGCATAAGTGTGTGGCAGTACATTTGGATCTTCACTCTGTGTCTTTGGAAGGTTGGATGTAATATATGCAGACAGCTTTCTTTGATCTGTAATATCAACGAATGTCTGCTGACTGGATGTTAAAATTGTAGCCATTGAGATTCCTCCTAAAGTTTTATTTCACAATAAAAAGATGCATTATCTAACACGTCCTCTGTAGTAATCGTTATTTGTTTCATGCCAATATGGTTTTTATCCCACTCGGCATCTGCCCCTTCATCAGAGGACTTTCTATGCCAGATAAAGCATTCTGCATCAAGGCTGTCTGTGATATCCTTATCCCAAGAATAGACCTTGCAGAGCATTCTGCTTTTTTCGCCTTTATTCTTGAAGATGTTTACTCCATCCACGATTAGTTCGGTTCGGTACATCTTCTGTGAATTGATGCTGTCCACCTCTCCGGAAATCGCATCAATCTTTCTTGTCTGTCCGTAAAGGTCATCTTCCAAAGCAGAAATGTTCTTGTCCTGCTTTACCGTTGATGCAGAAAGGGATACACCGCTTGCACCGATTGTAATGGTATTTCCTGCAGGATTTAAGTAATCCCTGGTTCTGCTGACACAAAGATAAGTGCCATTGATACCATGAGGCTTGGAAATACACTCCACATACATCCTCGCCTTGATATCTCCAATGTCTGCTCCGGTATCAGACTCATCCACAATGGTAAGCTGAATACTGGTGACTCCCTTTACAAGGTCGGATAAACGCTCCTTGGCTTTTCTCAGAAGGTTGTACGGAAGAGTCACATCATCCCATACTTCCGATTTCCAGATCCAACCGATTTCTTTCACAGCGGCAGCATCGGAAATATAATTCTTGCCGTCATTTACGGAAGTAATATCTACCCTCTCATCAGATTCTTTTTCATTCCCCTCTTCATCGGTGGTTTTCTTCTTTGCGCCAAGAGGAATCAATGCAGTTACCCGTTCCGTATGGTCTCTTGTAATTTTTACATCGGTGATGTTCTTTCCATACTCAACCTTCTGTACAGACTTTGTTTTAAAGTCAGCCAGATAATCGAGATACTTGCCGTCACTCTCATATCGAACCATAAGGTATCCACCGTGAGTATTGATGAGTTTATTCTTAATGGCATCCATTGTTACGGAATAATCGGAACTGCTGTAAGCAACATAATCGTTGTTGTCCGTTACCGTGATATTGCCTACTTTGAACTGCTTTTGCTTTTCCACTGCCTTATTATGCACTGAGATAAACTGTTCAAGCAGTCCCCGAAGTGTTCCCTTGTACGAAAAAGGCGGCTGCATGGTATCTTTCAAATACGCAAGAGCAGATTCACAAGTCCAGGTATGGGTGTTATAAAAATCACTGCCATCGTCCAGTGCTCTTCCTTCAAAGACTGTCTCTTCTCCCTTTTTACATACAATCACCGATGCCATTGGTTTGATGGAATCAATATACGGATGATTGTACGGAGCAGATAAGGTAAGGCTGTCGATGTTCTCTGCATCCTCACTTACCTTTGCTTCCGTGATTGCAAGTTTGGAAAGATTTGGATGATAAAATACATTCCCATCCACATATACTCGAAACTGTCTCATAAGCATCCCTCCCTGTATCGGAAAGTTGTATTCCCAGTGCTTGTTACCTTCACAGAGTTATTGCCATACGACAGCTGAAGTTCTGGAATCTCCCAAGTTCCTGCATCCAAAGTTTTATGAAAGGAATCAGAACCTACCTTCCATGACAGCGTAGCATCTGCTGTTGTAATAACTGCCGGAACTACCGGCATATAATCATTTTTCAGAATGACTGTTCCACTTCCATTCTGCACAATCACTGTCTCATCCACATGGTAGCGATAGGAATCCCCATCCGTACATTCCATCACAAGCTGCCCTTTTCCGGTAAGCGGATCATAGGAAGGTGTCAACTGCAGAGTTCCTACTGCATAAAGATTTGGTTCCTCACTTTTTCTTACCTTGCATAATCTTCCGGCATATTGGTTCGACATTATTTTTACTTTTTCGTCAAAATCCGATCTTGTTCCAAGCATAGACAACATAATGGTAAAGACTCTCGGTTTGAACGAAATCATACCAAGAGCTTCACTGAATCTGATAGGAGTATTTCTTCCCGGAACAACGACTGTTTCTGTCTGAGATTCCGGCACAGGAAATTCAACATTTTCTCTGATCCATCCCATGTTCAGCATGGACACATCGTTAATATAAATATACTGTATCATAGCGAAAGCCTCCTTGTCAGTTTCGTATTTTTTCCAAGTCCATCATCAATTGCAGGAAGTAAGTGTCCGACAAGAGTTCCATCGTCAAGATAGATGCCCTTCGAACTGTTGTCTGCAATAATGGCCAAGTACTTCTCCATAGAAGTCATATTGAGTCTAGAATCAATCATTGCCTCAAGCTGCTTGTAAAAGCCTGAAAGCGGCAGGATTGCCTCTGCTCCTGCTTCGCCTCCCATCATCAGAGAAGAACCATTCATGCCGAATGCTGTCGGCTTGGTCATGATACCACCTTCCTTATACCAGGAGATGGACAGGTGCGGTACAGATGGAGGAGCAATCGACAGTTTACCTGTCACACTAAAATGCGGCAGTTTGATATGAGGAAGAGAAATCTTCATACCAGAGAAAAATCCCTTAATAGCATCCACTACTCCCTTGACCTTATTCTTAGCTGCCTCAATCGGTGTCGTGATTGCAGACTTGATGCCATTCCATACAGATGTTGCTGTGGACTTGATGCTGTTGAACACTGAAGACACCGTGCTTTTCACCGAATTAAATACAGTTGATACCGTATTCTTCACAGCATTGATTGGTGTCGTGATTGCTGTTTTAATCGCATTCCACACCGTAGTCGCTGTACTTTTGATGGCATTGAATACCGTTGTCACCACAGTCTTAATAGCATTCACCACAGTAGTGACTACTGTTTTTATTGCATTCCATACCGTTGTAAATACTGTCTTGATGGCATTCATCACTGTACTGATAACTGTAGAAACTGCATTGATGACTGTTGTGACTTTGGATTTAATTGCATCCCAAACAGCAATAACAACTTCCTTGCAATTTTCCCATATAAATCGGAACGGCAGTGTGATGATATCGAATGCCGCCTCAAAGAGTGCCGCTATAAACATGATTGCTGTCTGAACAGTATTCTTAATACCTTCCCACAGATTCGTAAAGAAGTCTACAACGCCAGTCCATAGATTTACAAAGAAATCCTTAATACCAGTCCATACTTCATTCCAAGAAGTACCGAACCATCCAAGTACCACATTGGCAACATTCTGAATCACACTCATGTAGTTGGTAAAGGTATTCTTGATGAAATCCCATACCGAACCGAAGATGCCTTTGACACCTTCCCATACCTGCGACCAATTGCCTGTGAAAATCCCAATAAATACATCAAGAATGCCTGTGATAACTCCAAGCACCGCTTTGAGGATATTTGCAATCTGTGTGAAGACTCCTTCAAATACAGGAGCAAGGAAATTACAAAGACCGTTCCAGATGGCGGATACGACTTCCTTAAAATTCTGGAAATCGAATCCTAAAGCATTCAGTCTGTCTGTAATGCCCTGTGCAAAGCCACTGAATACAGATTTGATTCTCTCCCAAATGGCAATAATGCTGTTTCTGAAATCTTCATTCGTTTTCCATAGATGCACAAAGGCTGCAACGAGTACTGCGATGATGGCCACTACTGCGACTACCGGAGCAGAGATGCCACCAATGGCTGCTCCCACTTTTCCCATGATGCCGGATACTCCTCCGGCATTACTCATAAGACTTGTCAGTTTCAGTCCCAGCTTGCTGAATGCCTGCATGGCCACGCCGACTTTGGATATTACTGTACCAAGTATTACAAGGAAGGGTCCTAGTGCCGCGATAAAGAGTCCAATCTTTACAATGACCTGTCTTGTTCCCTCATCAAGGTTATTCAGCCAGTCTACGAAGGACTGAATCTTAGCAACGATGTTTTTGACCATCGGCATCAGAGCCTCACCAATGGAAATGGCAAATCCCTCTACAGCTGATTTCAAAATAGTCAGCTGACCGGATAAGTTATCAAGCTGAGTATCTGCCATCTGCTGTGCTGCTCCGCCACTATTTTCAATGGCAGTCTGCAAATCCGTCCAGGTATCACCTGTATTTGCAAGCAGTGCATTGACAGAGGAAAGGTCTGTTTTATTAAAAATCTTGCTGACGATGTTTGCTTTTTCTTCAGCAGTCATACCGTCCATGCTCTTATTAAGGTCACCTAAGATGTCATTCAGACTTCTCATGTTTCCTTGTGAATCAAATACGGAAACTCCCAAGGCATCCATCTGCTGTGCCGCCTTATCTGTAGGATTCTGCAAGGACAGAATAACGTTACGAAGGTGCGTACCACCTTCAGCACCCTTGATACCGTTATTCGCCAAGATACCAAGAGCAGTATTAAGTTCTGCAGTTCCGCCTTTGACCGTCTTTGCTGTTGCACCGATGGTTAAGATACCCTCACCAAGCTGACCTACAGAAGTATTGGTGCTTGATGCAGTCTTGGCCATCTGGTCGACCATCTTATTTGCATCCTTTGTTTCCATACCAAGGGCAGACATTGCATCGGTAACCATATCGGATGCCGAGGCCAGATCAAGACCGCCTGCCGCCGCAAGGTTAAGTACAGTAGGCAGTGTATCTGCCATCTCCTGCGTATCGTATCCGGCAAGAGCAAGGTAGTTAAGAGCCTCGGCACATTCACTAGCAGAAAATGCAGTCTTGGAACCCATCTCTTTTGCAAGGTCTGACAGTGCATCCATTGTATTTACAGACTGTCCATCGAGCGTTGACATGGAATCCTTCGTAATTCCCATCGTAGCCTGAACTTGGCTCATGGAACTTTCGAAGTCAGCTGCCGTCTTTACAGCTGCCCCACCCATTGCAGTAACTGCAGCAGATGCCACAGATACTTTCTTTCCAACATTCGTAACACCATTACCAAAAGATTCTACCTTGGAACCAACCTCTCCGATTTTTGTCAGTGTCTGATTGGTCTTGGATGCCTGTGACTCCAGTTTTTTCAGTTCTGCTTCTGTTTCAGCAATCTCACGCTGAAGGGCATCGTACTGTTCTTGTGAAATCTCACCCTTCTGCAGCTGTTCATTTGCCTGTTCAGCCGCCGTCTTAAGAGTAGCGAGTTTTTCCTTTGTCTCTCCAATTGCCTGTGTCAGAAGTTTCTGCTTCTGAGCAACAAGTGTGGTATTAGTCGGATCAAGTTTTAATAGCTTTTCTACATCCTTTAATGCAGACTGGGTATTCTTAATCTGACCATTCACACCCTTTAGGGCATTCTGAAGTTTGGTAGTATCACCGCCAATTTCGACAGTGATACCTTTGATTCTGTTTGCCATTGGCGTCTACCTCCTTAAAAATTTGCATAATAAAAGCCCGGATTTCTCCGAGCATAGAAAAAGCACCAACCATTTCTGATTGATGCTCAGTATAATTTTAATCTTGTTGTTAATCTAATAGTCCATCTTCAACATCTACGCATTCGATAGTAACTGTTTTGCCACAATCTTCGCAATCATGATCTACTTCGAAGCTGCTACCCAACGCTTCAACATTTGACGTGTAATAAAATCCAGCATTGTAACCACCACAATATGGGCAGTGCCAATCCACACTAATAAATCCACCTGTGCTATCCTTTGAAATTTTCGCATCCAACCCTCGTACTCTACGCATAAGGCACCTCCTAAATATCTTTTATAATAATTATAATTGATATTTGAACATACGTCATTACCTTTTCAAAACTTATCAAAGTCCTCCTGCGTTGCAATGCTGTCATATTTCACTCCGTCATTTCCCTTCTCCGTCCAGATATCCATCACCATTCCGATGGTCAGATAATCCAAGTCTCGGATGGAAAGACCAATTTCTAAGCAGCGCAAGAGGAACAAGGGAGTTGTCATCTCCCTGCTACTGCGTTTAAGTTTTTTTTAGAGTCAATATCCGTGATAAGGTTCGTACCCCATAGGGCAAGAATCTCTGGCAGTACTTCATAAATAGAAAACATCTCAAACTGGTCAAGCCAATCATCGATATTATCCGGGATGGTGTTATCCGCATGATATGCCATGATATAAGCTACATTCTCGAAGATTTCCAAGTCATCGATAGCGAACTCTTCTCCCTCTTCCTTACTGCCCTTATAGGAACTTTCCAGTTTTGCTAAGTCCTTAAAAATATCTCTTTTGAACTTTGCACGATATAATCTCGGAACTGTGGCAGAGGAGCGAAATGCCACCTCTTTGCCACCAACATTAATTACTTTCTTCAGCATAATTATTTACCTCCTGTCGAAGCAGATGATGCAGAAGCAGTCTTTGCTACTGGAACATAAACTGCCTTGTACCAATCGTTGTAGGTTGCATCCGTAGTTGTGTCTCCAGTTCTTGATTTTACAAGACCATCCTCTCTAGGATCTGCTGTCAGAGACAACTTCTCCGTACCAGGTTCAATGGTATCTTCCTTAGTTTCAGATTCGATAGACGGACGAGATGCCGTGCAGTTATACATGACATGACGGATGCATTTCGCATCACCATCGAATTCAAAAAGTAGTGCAAACTTTTCCATCTCTGCAATCTTGGAATTTTCTACAAGAACACCATTCTTATCAAGTTCTTCCTTAAGGATCTCCGTTCTGAACCATTCCGGAATAAGGGCAATCTCTAAATCTCCGCTATAACCGTTGTTAGATACAGAACGGAAATACACGATACCATCAGCGTAGAACGGAGAAGTATCACCCTCTGCATCCAAACTGATGCTTACTGCACCGGGAATTGCTCTCGGAGTATCATAAGAATACCCTCCATCCTCTGTCCTCTTCAGCTTTGCTACATGGACATTTTTAAGGTTGTATTTTACTTTATTCGCCATAATCTAAGCCTCCATTTCAAATGAATACAGGACTTCATACATCTTTTCGCTTTCGATCCACGTCTCTGTGTGATCATAAAAAATGCCATGCTCATCAAGCACAGCCTCTACCTTCTGCTCCACCGACAAGTCCTTATAATCGGTGTACAGTTCTATATGAATTTCATTTATCTTTTTATAGACTCTTCCGTCAGCAGAAAAGTGATCTGTGCCGGGAATCAGATAACAGATAAACGGAGGATCTGGACTTTCTCCTTCTGCAAAATGATCATAAGCAAAAGGGATGCCCATCTCCTCTAACATTTTTAACAGTATCTCCATCACATACCTCCCAGTGCTCTGCTGATTTCAGATTCCAGTGTTTCCACTGCACCTTGTTCTGCCTGGGCGATATGAGGTCTTGCAGCAACTCTGCCGCCGCCTCGCTTGGCATGACCATGCTCCAGAAGGTGTGCAAGCTGATATCTATTTCTGGAATGTACTGTTACTTCCAAGGAATTCGATGTTTCCTTAGTTTTCTTTACACTCCATGACTTGGCATACTTTCCGGTATCCGCAGGTGCAGATACAGAGATTTCTTTTCTGACCTCATTGCCAGCTTTTCGTACTGCCTTCTTCACATCATCGGAAGCAAGGTCAGCATATTCCTTCAAACCTTCCATAATCTCCTGGGCAAGGTTATCAATCTTTGTTGCCATTACTTCTTCCTCTCTTTCTCACATTTGAACTTCAGAGACTTCTTCTTAAAATTCATATGGTCAATCGACACGATATTATAGACAACACCACCAAAAAGAATCCTGCACTTGGTGGAATCAATATCTGACAAGGCATTGCAGTACCTAACAGTGAAAGAGATATCTGAATCTTCTACCACTAATCCTGCCACAGCTTTTTCTGATCCGCCCTCACCACTGACTGTGGCATAGCAGGAATAATAGTCTGACCAGATATTCCTGTGATTGCCGATTTTATCCGTCACCACTTCATTTCTTTGAAAAGTGATGTGAACATTCATAAGTGCAATATCCATCAGAACACCTCTCTTCTGCTGCCAAACAATAAGGAACGAAGAGACATGGTGAGGGCATGGTGGTCTGCATTCTCTCTGTGTTCATATAAGTAAGCCACCGCATACATGACTGCAATCTTGGAAGATGGAATCTCTGACAGTTCTTCTACAGAAATTCTTGCTATATCCGCACATAGGTTTTCTTCGGTAATAATAAAATGCTGTATCAATTCATCATCGTCATCAAAGTCCACTCGAAGATATCCTTTCATTTCATCAAGCGCTACAATCATTTCTTTCACCACCTCGCTAATTTAGTAAGGAGAGCGCAGAATTACGCCCTCCCTATATTGTTATTAAGATCCAGCCTTAGTAGTCACTGTGAGAATCTGTACAGCCTCTGGAAGGATAAGTTTTCCATCGACACGTTCCTTTGCTACAAAACCAATCATTCCGTTACCAGCAAAAAGTTCTGTAAGCTGTTTGAAAGAACGAGTACCTCTATCTCCAATGTTGTAGTAGCTATAATCACCAAATGCAATCTTATCGGCAGGACAATACGGAGAAGTATAAAGTGCATACCCCATAAGTCTGTCTGGCTCCTTTTCAGTAAGAGAAGGTTGCCACATAAATGCTCCGTTATTATCCTTAAGAGTACGGATTTTTGCTACAGTAGCATCATTCATAATAAAAGCAGCATTCTTTCTGTAAGGACGCTTAAGTGCGTAAATAAGAGCAATGATGTCATCTGCCTTTAAAGTAGTAGTTTTAACTGCATCTGTTCCACCACCTTTAGCTGCAAAGAGTCCTAAAGGCTGACCAACACCGGTACCGTTAAGGAATGCATCCTCTTCAGCATTTGCAAGAGCCTTACCGAACTGAGTGATAATATAATTCTCAAGACCGAATGCATTATCATAAAGGAGCTCCTCTGTTACCTTGATTGCAACATGAAGCTTGTGGGCATCGAGCAAAATCTGACTGAAAGTTGCCTCTCCAAATTTAAGTTCGCCACCCTCCTCGATCCATGCTGCTGCAGGCTTTGTAGCTGCGATATTGATCTTATGCTCACCGGAAGTAGTGATTTTATGACCAAGTTTTCTCATGATGTTCTCTTCATCAAGCACATCGATAAGTCGCTTATCATATTCCTCTGGCACAAGATAGCCACCATCGGCATCCACACCTTCCTGCAATACATTAGAAATCTGACGGAAGTTACTGCGAAGTGCAGTAAGCATACCTTCTTTATATTCATCTCTTGCACGTCCAACCTTTACATCCTTCGGCTTATCTGTGATAGGTTTTGCCACAATCGGTGTATTCACAGGCTTCTTAAGTTCATTTTCCATTGTTTCCATCTGCTCCATTCTTTCGATCTCAAGGCTGTAATCCTTGACCTTCCTTTCCATCTCGGCATAGGTTGCAGCATCTTCGGCAGAAAGAAGACCATCCTTATCACGCTTACTTTCCACAAATGCCTTTGCGCCTTCCCATGCCTTGTTTCTTGCTTCTCTTAATTCCTGAATAGTCATAATCTATTACCTCCAATTTTTCATTAAGTTCAGCCTATCCATAAGGGAATCGGCTTTGGTTTTTGTTTCTTCCTTTGGTTCGATTTTGCATTTTGCAGCAATCTTATCCATAAGAGAGTTGGTTACTGCAATCTGCGAGTAAACCATATTGATCTGTGGAATCTCGATTTCATCCGTTACATTTCTCTGTAGGATTTCATCTGCAAATCCCATCTCCACAGCACTATTTGCATCCATCCAAGTTTCTGCATCCATGAGGTGCGAAATCTTAGCACGGCTCATTCCGGTCTTGATTTCGTATGCATTTACAATGGATTCCTTTACTTCATCAAGCATGGCGATTGCCTTTTGCATTTCTGCAGTATTTCCATAAATGCCTGCTGAAGGATTATGAATCATCAGCATAGATACTGGAGATACACATACCTTAGTGCCGGCCATTGCAATAACGGACGCTGCACTGGCTGCGATACCATCAATTTTCACTGTGACATTGCCTTTGTATTCCATCAGCATGTTATAAATCTGCGCCGCTGCGATGCAGTCACCACCGGGAGAATTGATCCATACCGTGATGTCCCCATCTCCGGCATTTAATTCACTGCGAAACATCTGAGGTGTTACATCATCATCAAACCAGCTTTCCTCTGCGATGATTCCGTTTAGAAACAGCGTCCTCGCCGGTGTCTGTTCCTTCGTCTCCGGATTCGTCTGATTCTTCCACTTCCAGAACTTCTTCATCTGATTGCTCCTTTCCGCCGTTTGCAAAGATTCCTGCATCGGCAAGTTTTGTCATATTTCCGTTGATGAGGTATAAGTCCCCACCAGCTTCTTCCGGTATAAGGTCGAGGTTCTCAAGTTCTCGGATATCATTTGCAGACATCCATCCATTCTGTCTTGCCGTGGCATAGCCATTCATACGGCTCTGATAATCACCACGAAGAAGACCATCCACATTGAACTTGACGAAGTATGCGGATTTTTCATTCGCTGAGAGAAGTGCCCTGTTAATGCTCTGCTCCCATCTCATCAGCCACGGTTCCAATGTGTATTTCACAAATTCCAATGACTGCTGTTCAATATTAGAAAAGCTCGACTTCTCAAGGTCACCAACCATGTGAGGTGGGACTCTGAAAATTCGAGCTATCTCATCAATCTGAAATTTTCTTGTTTCGAGGAACTGTGCCTCGTTTGGAGAAATGGAAATCGGTGTGTACTTCATTCCTTCTTCCAGGATGGCAACCTTGTGAGAATTTCTTCCGCTGAATCCTTTATTCCAACTGTCTCTCACCCTGTCAGGATCTTTGACCGTTCCTGGATATTCAAGGATTCCTCCCGGAGTGGCTCCGTTTGCAAAGAACTTGGCTCCGTATTCCTCTGTCGCAATAGAAAGTCCAATTGCATTCTTGGCCATCGCTATCGGAGAATATCCAACCAGTCCATCAAAACCAAGCCCCGGAATATGCAGTACATCTTCCTTTTTCAGATTGACAGTTCCTTCCTTCATAGTCGGAGCATCGGAATCTGATACCTGATACTGATAATAAATCTGCCCCTTTTCATCACGATCCACTGTCATACGATTTGGCATCAAAGGATACAGTCCAATGACCTCTCCCTTGCCGTTACGGATGATCTGCGAATAGGCATTTCCGTAAAGGAGCAGATGCGTCATCATCGTTTCTCGGAAAACAAAGGATGTCATTTCCGGGTTCGGCTCATCATGGAGCAGAAAATACAACGGATGCCCCACTGCCTTTTCCTTACTGCCTGTTTCTGTATAGTGATAAAGATGTACCGGAAGTCCTGCAATCGCCTCCGACAAAATCCTCACGCAAGCATATACTGCAGTCATCTGCATGGCTGACTGCTCGGTTACACGGTTGCCGGAGGTTGTTCCTCCAAATAGGAATCGGTAACTGCTGCCGTTAGTACTGTCCTTGGGCTTATCCCTCGAATGAAATAAACCACTTAAAATACCCATATCTGCTCACGCTCCTTCCTAAATAAAAAGAATGCCTCGGTTATCGTATACAGATTCCGTATTGGCATTCCCACATCTGATTGCTCGATCCAGTGCCATGATTGTTGCAATAGCACCATCTATCTTTTCTGTTGATTTTTCCTTATCTGCCTTAATATTTCCGGCAGGGTCTGTTCGTATAAAAATGTTATCCATGTTCCATCTAAGAACCGGATGACCGCCATGTGCGATTTTTTCTTCAAGTACCAACTTCATTAGTTCCTTGGTTGGAGGAGACATATCCTTAAATCCCTGTCCAAACGGAACAACAGTAAATCCCATACCCTCAAGGTTCTGTACCATTTGAACTGCTCCCCATCTATCAAAAGCAATCTCTCGGATATTAAACCTCTCACCCAGGGACTCAATGAACTGCTCGATGTATCCGTAATGAACCACGTTTCCTTCCGTAGTCTGCAGATACCCTTGTCGTTCCCATACGTCATATGGCACATGATCTCGTCTGACTCGAAGGTCAAGTGTATCTTCCGGTACCCAGAAATATGGAAGAACGATGTATTTGTCTTCCTCATCTCTTGGTGGAAATACCAGGACAAATGCTGTGATATCCGTTGTAGACGATAAGTCCAGTCCTCCATAGCAGACACGTCCTTCCAGTTCATCCTCATCAATTTTAAAATCACAGGCATCCCATTTTTCCATTGGCATCCATCGTACCGACTGCTTGACCCACTGATTTAATCTCAGCTGTCTAAAAGAGTTTTCTTCTCCGGGATTCTGCCTTGCCGAGTCACAGGCTGCCTGTACCTTTTCCATTGCAACCGTAATTCCAAGGGACGGATTTGCTTTCTGCCATACTTTAGGGTCTGTCCAATCTTCCGATTCATCAGCACCATAAATTACAGAATAAAAGGTAGGATCAATCTTTCTTCCTGCCTCAATATCCAGTGCTTTCTGATGGATTTCATAACAGATAGAATTAGTATCATTTCCGGCTGTGGTGATCAGAAAATACAATGGCTGCATTCTGGCATCGCCGGAACCTTGTGTCATAACATCGTAAAGTTTTCGGTTTGGCTGAGTATGCAGCTCATCGAAAATAACTCCATGTGTATTAAAACCGTGCTTATTGGCTACATCGGCAGAAAGCGCTTGATAGGAACTGTTGGTTGGCTTGAAAATGATCTTCTTCTGTGATTCCAAAATCTTCACTCGTTTCATAAGTGCTGGAGAAAACTTCACCATATCCACAGCTACATCAAATACGATTTTTGCCTGGTTTCTGTCTGCTGCACATCCGTAGACCTCTGCTCTTTCTTCTCCATCTCCGCAAAGAAGTAAAAGTGCTACGGCAGCTGCAAGTTCTGATTTTCCCTGTTTCTTAGGAATTTCAATATATGCTGTATTAAACTGTCTGTATCCGTTTGGCTTTAACACGCCAAACAAATCTCTGATAATCTGTTCCTGCCAATCAATCAGTTCGAACTTCTTTCCTGCCCACGTTCCTTTGGTGTGGCATAATTCCTCAATAAAGCTGACAGCATAATCCGCCATCGTTTCATCATAATGTGAGGTATCCGCCATGAACTTGGTAGGCTTATAATTTTCTAGCTTTCGCAAGCTACATCACCTCCAAAATCGCATAAAAAATAGTCGCTAATCATTGCGACCGACCTTTACTACGAGATACAGAAGCCCTAAAGCTTCCGTTCCCGATCCCATTATAGGATTCTGTTTAGTTGTGTTCGTTTAGTAGAATGCAAAGTGCCATCTCAGCCTCTTGGCAAGTTGGCTCGATGTCCCATCCTCTGTCATAGTTGGCAATCCACTCTCCATCCATCTTAAGGCTGAGTTTGGAAATCTTACCACCGTTGATGCCGTACTCTTCGCTTGGCTCATCAAAATGTTTTACCCAGTATTTGACCTTCTTGTACTCTCCATCCTTGGTTGGGATTCCGATGATTCCTTCTTTCCACATGCTTATCTCACCTCCATCTTGATTGCCGGAATTCTTGCATGCTCTCCTGTCTTCCAGTCGGTGTATCTCGCATTGACTGTTGTAAGTCCGTTCATGAAAATGCCTTCCTTCTCAAATGCTGCAAGGGTTTCGATAAGCCCACTAAATGTGGAGCTGATGGTAAACTCTGTAATACCCTCTTCTCTTAAGCAGTCTGAAATCTCCTTGATGTCGTAATCCCAAATGACCTCGTTAAAATCAATAAGGTCGTTGTCGGATTCTTCTTTGGAAGTTCTGTATGCCCAGAAAAGTGTCTGATTGATTCCTGCGTCCTTAAGGCTTTTAACCTTGTCTTCGATTGCCTTTTCAAATGTTCTGATTTCCTTCATTGTGGTTTCCTCCTATGCGTGTTGTTTTCCCTTTCGGTAGTACTATATATCACTCTAAAAGCACATAATAGCAAGCTAATTACTGGCATATATGTGACAATTATTTTGGAAGAAAACTGTGTATTTTAGGCCTCTCCATAGAGGATAAAATGGACATATTCTGCTCTATTTTCTTCTAGGAAAACCACCAGTTCATAGAAACCATATTCATTTGCAAGCCTCTGAACCATCGTTACATCAAACATATTTGTAAGACCCGTGGATCTGATGTATAAAATCTGCTCTTTTATCTTCTCATCCATAGTCTTACTCCTCGTCCGTGCATTCCGGCAGTCCCATTGCAAGTTCTGTATAAATTTTAGTATATCTACTCTGTTCACTGCCTTCGGATGATGCCATTGCTCGAAGGTAAAACTCCATCGCATCTTTTCTGCTGTCCCAAGTTTCGGTACTGCCGTAGCAAGTGACCTTCACACAGTCAAGCCTTCTGCAACTATCTTCTCCGTAGACCACATTGAGTCCGCTGCCATTATCCCAAGCCACCATGATACTTGCTGTATCATCGACACCAAGGACGGTTCCCTTTGTTCCAATCGGTGGTGCCTGCATATCATCCATGTGAGTAAGCTCTACTCTGCATCCGGCAGGGTACTGCTCTCGTACCCTTGCCACAATCTCTTTACTCGGAAATCTCATCATGTTCAGCCTCCTTCTTTGCTCCATTCTTAAATGCAGATGATCCGCTCAGATTCTTCAGAAGGATTTTTCTGTCGACTTTATATTCCTCACCGATAAATCCAAGTCTTAAAAGGAAACATCTGAATGCGTATTTCTCATTGCTTACTTCCTTTTCTGTGGAATTGATACGCTTCTGCTCTTTACTCATTTTGCAAAGTGCTGTAATGAACTTCTGATAAGCTGTGCAAGCCTCTGCATCCGGCAGTTTGGAAAACCAAGGGAAGGAAACCTTCTCAGGATCGACCTCGATTCGAATGTCTGCAACTCCCAAGGCTTTCTTTATGAGTGTTCCTTTCGACTCCAAAATTTTTGTAAGATTGCCTACCATAACGTTCTCAAGCGGAATGGCAATTGTTAGCCCCACGCTTTCGCCCTGTGGCATTTCTTCCGGCTCTTCGGATATTTCTTCATCCTCTTCCAAATCCTCGCGGTTCTCAGCAGTAAAGCCTCTGTCTGCAAGGTTTTGCAAAAGGTCTTTGATATCCTTTGGAAAAATGTTCTCGTCAAAATCCAAGGCTCCTGTCTTATCTACGATAAGTCCTCCGAAGTCGTATGCCGTACTTGGCATTCCCATGTATTTTGCCTTCGTTCCAAGGATTTCGGAAATGGCTGCAACCAGTGCCTTTCTTTCCGCTCCGGTTCTGTTAAATTCTACTCTCATCATGAGTACCTCCTTTATTTTTCGGTACTGTATTAATCACTCTGAATCACATATATAGCAAGTTATATCTGTGGAAATTCGAGTAGAATATACACCGATTTATTCAGCATGATTTTGTGCATAATAGGCTATCCCAGAAAGCACAAATACGACATTCGGAAGTGCTACCCCGTTGCCCCACATCTTATATTCTGCTGAGTCCGAATGAGGACTTTGCAGCCATTTTCTAATCTGGTTCTCTGACTTAGGCTTTGTCTTCTTTCCCATTGCATCTGCATGGTTTTGAAAGATAGCCTGCCACAAAGAAATATCCTCATCGGTAGGATTTTCTATAGCAAGTTCATCGCACCACCAATCTGGGAATCCTTGCAGTCTTGCACACTCTGTAGGAGTAAGTCTTCTTACAATGTATCTAGGCTCTGCAGTGACAGTCGGAGGATCTTTATAGTCCGATGCCACCAGAGTTCCTGCTATATTTTCTTCTGCAATCGTGTGATAGGATGCCTTGCTCGTGCAGTACACCGGATGTGCTACTCCACTTGCTCCTGCTGCTACAATGGTTGGTTCCACTTCCTCTTCAATCTGAAAACTGAACTTCGCATTATATCCTTGGTTCATTGCAGGTCTGCCAATACCGTAGGCAGGTTCTCCAACAAAATTCTCGTGAGGATTTCCCATCATCTGAGAAGACGGTCCCTTTGGTCCATCGTTGGCAGAAAGCGTCGCATGAACATCAGCAAATGCAACGACATGCTGTTCCGTAGCATTTAATGTGTACATGACATCCGATTCCTTATAACCATCACCCTTATGAGAAGGGCGAGTACCATTGCCTTCGATCACTGCAATGCCGCCCTGGTTGCAGCTGGGATTCCCACCATTGCCATCAATGGTTCTGCTTGTATCAGCTTCATAAAATCCACTGTTCGGATTTGCAGATTTCATGGAATTGCTGTCCTTGGAGCAGATGCCGTAAGCAATAGGCTGAAACAATATCTGATCATTGTTTGTTCCAAGGGTTGCGGATTTGTTCTCCTGGATAAGAGGACCTTTTCCACCACCTTCACATCCGCTTCGGATTTTCAGTGTCTTCGGTGTTTCCACTACAAACGGCTGATTGTTGCCGCCTGTTCCATAAGTAGAAAGAACGGTCTGCGACACATCAAGAGGACCCGTATATCTTGCATCCTGTCCGTGATTTTCAAACATTAAGCCGAAGCCTGCATCTCCAGTGCTTTCTGCAGGAGTGGAGGCAGAACCTTGCCACGACTGGATGCTCTTCGGAGAATACCCAGACAAGCCTTCTGACTCAAATAATATTTTTCCGGCACACCAACCTGCAAAATCTGCGACAAGGTAGATACGTTTTCTTCTCTGGGGTACTCCCCAAAATTGAGCATTAAACTGTCTCCAGGCAACGGAGTAATTATCTCCCATGATTTTTCCTGCACTGTTCCATTTGTTAGGTTTAGGCACAGACACTGATTCGTCTTTGATTTTGCAGACCTCTTCGAGGACGGCACGGAAATCTTCTCCCTTGTTGGAACTGAATGCTCCGGGGACATTTTCCCAGACGATAAATCTTGGTTTTTGTCCATTTGTCTTACACCTCATTTCTTTTATGATCCTGACTGCCTCATAAAACAGAGAAGAACGAGAACCGGAGAGTCCATCACGCTTGCCCGCGATACTCATATCCTGGCATGGACTGCCAAAGGTTATGATGTCCACAGGTTCAATTTCTGCTCCGTTCATTTTGGAGATGTCTCCATAGTGTTTTACCTGTGGCAGCCTTTTCGTTGTTACACGTATAGGAAAAGGCTCAATCTCCGATGCCCACACAGGGGTAATACCGGAAATCAAGCCCCCTAAAGGAAATCCACCCGAACCATCAAATAAACTTCCAAGTGTTAAGTTGTTATTCACCATCTGCTCCCTCCACCTCTTTGACAAGGTCGGAGTAAGCAAGTCTTTCTCCGTTTCTGATTACAAATACATTCTCTGCATCCCCAGTATCTTCCACATATCTGCGAAGGATTACTGATGCATACTTCTCATCCAATTCCATCGTATAGCAGATACGGTTCGTCTTCTCACAGGTCATGAGCGTTGAACCGCTGCCACCAAAAGTATCAATGACGATTGCATTTTCCTGACTTGAATTTCCAATTGGATACGCAAGAAGGTCAAGCGGCTTTGAAGTAGGATGATTCTTATTCTTTTTCGGCTTATCGAAGTTCCAGATGGTAGTCTGACTTCTGCCTGCACTCTTGCTCCAGTAATGTTTGCCATTCTGAAGAAAACCATAAAGCACTGGCTCATGCTGCCACTGATAATCACTACGGCCAAGAACCAGGGAGTTCTTCACCCAGATACAGCATCCGGACAAGTGAAAACCTGCATCCATAAATGCTTTTCTGAAGTTCAGTCCTTCCGTATCAGCATGGAACACATACGCTGATCCACCCTTTTCCAAATGCTCTGCCAGATTCTTAAATGCTGAAAGCAGGAATTCATAGAATTTATCATTTGCCATTTTGTCATTTTTAATGGAAAGTCCGTCTGAACTTTCAAAGGCAACATTGTACGGAGGATCCGTTACGATGAGATTTGCTTTCTCCCCATCCATCAGCAGTGCTACATCTTCACTTGATGTTGCATCACCACACATCAGTCTGTGTCTGCCGACTGTCCAGATATCTCCTCGCTGTACGAAGGCTGCCTTTTCCAGTGCATCGGACAAATCATAATCATCGTCTTCCACCTCTGACTGCTTGTCCTCTCCATAGAGTTCTGCAAGCTCGTCTTCGGAAAATCCGGTCAGTCCAACATTGAAATCCATATCCTTCAAGGATTCGATCTCAATACGAAGAAGTTCCTCATCCCATCCTGCATCCATTGCCATTCGGTTGTCGGCAAGAATATATGCTTTCTTTTGTGCCTCTGTAAGGTAGTCCACAAATACACAAGGCACTTCAAGTATTCCTTCTTCCTTTGCAGCAAGGATTCTTCCGTGACCTGCGATAACATTAAACTCTCGGTCAATAATGACAGGATTGATGAAACCGAACTCACGAAGGGAAGAACGAAGTTTCATTACCTGCTCGGCAGAATGAGTTCTTGCATTATTCACATAAGGAATTAGTTTTGATACAGCTACAAGCTGCATCTCAGTAGTTGTCTTACTCATAGCCACCTCCACTAAAAAAGACCCCACTCAGCGAATTTTTCAAATCCACCTACGGAGTCTATGTAATCTTTTGCAATATTCACGATGTCTTGATACGGGATTCCATCGATTGTATCATCACCAATGGCACAACAGATTTCTACTGGTTTACCCGTTTTCTGTGCTTTTAGAAAAGCATAGATATTAACGGATACATCAGCTTTCGATAAATCCTTACCATGAAGTCCTCCACCTGTTACTGAATCAGCCATATCAGACCCAAGTTTTCTGTTGGTTGCTCCGGTATCTACATCAGTGCCACCAGTCCAGTCACCAAGCGGATTGATTTCCGCATTTGGATATGTGTTTTTCAAATCTGTAGTTTTTGCATTGCTCTGACAGATGATGAGTCTTGCCTCATCAAGAATGTACTTTCCATCATACGGATAAGAAGTGTAGATTTCTCTTGCAATCTTAGAGAGTTCTTTCTGCTCTTCAGTCAGTGGCATTCCCTTAAAGATTCCATTGTCACCACATCTGATTTCCTTTGACTGATTTTCTGCCAAATGCACATCTTGTGGCACGATCTGAATAAATACCCTAATACCAGGAGCAAACCTATCAACAATAAATGCGACATCTTCCTTTTCTATATCTACCGATGTTTCAATTACCACATGGCCATAGCCATGACCAACAAGCACCTCTACTGCAATCTTCGGATTTTCCTGTTTCTTATATGCCAAATCTACAATAGCACCTGCAATCCTGTCACAGATTTTATCAGGGTGCATTGGATTTACTTTTTCAATCATTCTTACTTTCTCCCTTCCCTCGCTCTAAGCAAGCGTTCCATCAAATCGTTTTGCGGAGCAGCATCATCGTAATCTGTGCTGCAGTTCTCCTTCACAATCTGAAATATTTCGTTCCATAGCCTTACTGCCTGGTTCATATAGTTAATGCCAATGTTAATGAACGGAGATGGGATTGGTTTCTGTGTGGTTGGATGCTTAGAAAGAAAACCTAGCTTATTGGTCATCTCCTCACACTGTATCCAACGAGCAGAACACATCGCATATCTTTCCAATAGCTGTGGAGATACCTTCGATGAGCATCCGATTTTGTTTAGCCAGTTCCATGTTTCCGTATAGATTTCGTGAGCCTGCAGTTCGCTTCCGTCTCTTTGCTCTGCAGACAGGAAGTCGTGCGGCTTTGGCATCTCCACACCTTCCACTTCAGGAATATCCAAAACTTCTAATCTTCTGCCTCCCGGATTTCCGCTGTTTGCTTTATCTTTGACAGCTGATTTCTTTCTTCCGGCACCAGGTCTGGCACCACCACGGCCGCCTATATTATTTGATTTTGTAGGCACGTCTCGTTCCTCCTTTGAATTTCTAAAAATATTTATAAGGATAGCTGGCTTTATTACCCTTTTGATTTCGCATTTTTCACACGCAAGACCCCACGCCGTTCCACGGTGGTTCCGGTATTAGAGATTTTGACCGCCCCTGGGGGGCAGTCTTCATATCCGTAAACACGATGTTTTTTGCTTCCGTGATAATCTCCACGCTCGGCATGGATCTTGGCATGACAGCTTTTGCAAAGAGAAATCAGATTGCTTCTGTCATGGGTACCACCTTCCGACAGAGGCCGCTTATGATGAACCTCATCCACCGGAACAATGATTCCTTTCTCAAAGCACTGTTCACAGAACGGATGTGTCTTCACATAGCTGTCACGGATTCGTTTCCAGGCTCTTCCGTACCTGCGGCGTACAGCTTTGTCTCTGCCATACTTCTCGTAGGAGCGGTTCGCTTCCTTCTCATGTTCCTCACAGTACCTTCCATCCGTTAGGTTTGGACAGCCGGGATAACTACAAGGACTCTTCGGTCTTCTTGGCACATCTGCACCTCCTCCTGACATAACAAAAGCCTCTGCGGGATTTCTCCAACAAAGGCTCTGTTGTTTTTATATATTTTTCTACAATACCATTTTACTGCATTTGCACTGGAACTAACAGTGGCTTTAGGGTGAACTAGGGTGGCTTCTTTCAAAGTGCTCTAATGCTCTGGCATGTACTCGCTTAATCCATCTGACCGAATACTGCATTTCCGATGCAATATCGTCAATCTTCATAAGCTTGGAATACCTGTAGCGAAGAACCAATTCTTCTATTGGATCTTCCATTCCATCAATTGCTACATCAACCGTATGCTTCAGCTTTTCCAATTCGGAATAATCTCTTATCAGTTCTTCTTCCAGAACATTTATTTTATCAAGATACCTTTCAAATGGTGCTCTTGTATTTCGACTGCTGGAATAATGTTCTTCAAATCCCGGAGAAGAAACACTGCATGCCAGTTCACGATAACATTGGATCCTTTTCTCCTTTATACGAATCTGCCTTTGCAAGTCAAACGGCTGATTTAAAAATTCTCTTGCTGTCATAAGCCGAACCTCCGAAAATATAAATTTCCCTCGGATTGACTCTGATTGTCTTTGATTTACAATTCTGCTTTTACTGCATCGATCAGTGCCGATTGTGTACTGTCCTTATCAGCCAGTGCTTTCACAATTTTCTCATCAACTGTACCTTCGGTAAGAATGTGAATCACGGTTACTGTTTGGCTACTCTGTCCTTGTCTGTAAAGTCTCGCTACAGTTTGCTGATAAAGTTCAAGACTCCAGGTAATTCCAAACCATACAATTGTAGAACCACCACTTTGAAGGTTCAGACCATGTCCTGCTGATGCCGGATGAATCAGTGCCACCGGAAGTTCTCCTCTGTTCCATTTTTTCATACTGGCATCACTATCAAGTTTCTGAAACGGGATCTTCTTTTCTGTAAGACGCTGCTCAATTCTCATAAGGTCGTGCTTAAACCAATATGCGATTAAGATGGGTTTCCCATTTGCAGATTCGATAATATCCTCCAGTGCATCCAGTTTTCTGTCATGAATGGAAAGAATGCTATCATCATCCGCATAAACAGCTCCGTTTGCCATCTGTGATAACTTTCCAGAAAGGGATGCTGCATTTGCTGCTGTGATCTCTCCTTCCGGAAGTGGCAGGACAAGTTCTGCTTTCATATCCTCATATTTCTTCTTTTCCTTTTCAGACAGATGCACCATATATTTTGTATTTATGAGTTCCGGCATTTTCAAATGATCCGCTGCCTTCATGGAAATCGTGATATCCGATATTTTTTCATAGATGGCATCTTCTGCTCCGGGAAGTGGCTTATAGCTATAGACGATAGGACCATTCACCTTGTCCGGTTTGAAATAAGTATTTCTGTACTGACCTATGAATCTGCCAAGTCTCATTCCCATATCCAGAATCTTAAATTCTGCAAACAGATCCATAAGACCATTGCTTGATGGCGTTCCTGTAAGTCCCACAATTCTTTTAACCTTTGGTCTTACTTTCATCAGTGCCTTAAATCGTTTTGCTTGATGATTCTTAAAGGAACTCAGCTCATCAATCACTACCATGTCATACTCAAAGGGTTGTCCACTTTTCTCTATCAGCCACTGCAGATTTTCACGATTGATCATTGTGATATCCGCCTCTCTCTTTAGTGCCTCCAGTCTTTCTTTTTCTGAACCGACTGCAATGGCAAAGGTAAGATTGTGAAGATGCTCCCACTTTTCAATCTCATCGGACCAGGTATTTCTCGCTACTCGAAGCGGTGCCACTACTAGGATGCGGTGGACATCAAAATAATCGAAAAGCAGATTATTAAGTGCAGTCAGCGTGATGCTTGTTTTTCCTAAACCCATATCAAGAAAGACTGCAGCCTCCGGATGTGATTCAATATATTCTGTTGCATACCTTTGATAATCATGTGGTTTGTATTTCACGAATCACACCTCCAATCTGCTCCGTGCCATCAATGACATAGACTCTAAACCCAAGTCCCATCAAAATTTTGTGCCTTGCGACCTGCAATGCCCTCGGTTTCTGCCCTGGGGCCTTAAGTTCTGCAAAAGCAAACTTGCCTTTCGGAAGAAGAATGATTCTATCCGGCATTCCTGAATATCCAGGAGATACAAACTTCGGACAAATACCGCCATTCTTTTTCACCTCTGCCACAAGCCTTTTTTCTATTTCTTTTTCTCGCATAAGTACCTCCAATTGCTTAACAGTGAAGGTCTATGAATATCATTTCATAAACTTTATATAGAGTAGTTTTTTCTAAAAAATCTGCCCTAAAGGGGTTTTATATATAGACATTCACAGACCTGCACCTTTTATGAATTATTCCTCAAGAAAGTCCGATTTTAAGCGTATTCCATACACTGTAATCCCCGACTTTGCCCTCTTTCTCTCAAAGCCTGCATTCTCAAGCACCGTATAGAAATCCGTGGTGCTTCTGGTATACTCCCCGGTTCTCGCACAATAGGAACGATACTCTTGATAAAACTCTCCAGACTTCTGCGTATAAGTAGCATCCACCTCACAGCATTCCTCAACAAATGCAGAGAACCAGTCATTATTCTCACGATACTTATTGATGGCAGCCTCTACTACCTTTGGAGTCTTCAGCTTGTACTTGTTATTGATGGCTTTTGATGCTCCCTCAATAATCCAGGAAAGCACAGCACCTCCTGCATTCTCATAAAGGTAATCAGCATAATTCTTTCTGTCACTGGTTCCCGTAATCTTAGCATTGAACGGAATTACAATAAGCCTTCGCCAGATACCATCATCATTAGCTCCCACCCTTGGGAGATGATTGGTATATAAGACAAGGGTGTGTGTCGGCACATATTTAAACGGATCCTTATACTTCTTTTCTGCTGTTACCTCATCCGTAGAGCACAGCTGTTTAACGATGGAAGTATTCAGTCTCATGCCTTCTTCCAGTTCGGCAGCAATGACCAGTCTTTTTCCTTTCAGTTCTGCCATCTCCGGTTTGACATTACGCTTGCATCCCACGGTAAGAGCATCTGCAGAAATCGTTCCACTGTAAGTTCCAAGCACCCTGGCAATGGTATTCCAGAAGGTACTCTTTCCGTTGCTGCCTTCTCCATATGCAATAACGAGTGCCTCCACATACACCTTTCCAATGGCAGACAACCCGACGATCTGCTGCACATAATCAATGAGTTCCTGGCCACCACAGAAAAAGCTGTCGAGTGCTTTCTCCCATAAATCCATGCCATCTTCACTTGGAGAAACTGCAGTCATCTTGGTAATTAGATCTTCTGCCGCATGGTCCTTACTGATTCCGTCCTGCAAATCGTAAGTAGCATCGGGAGCATTAAGAAGGAACTCTTGACTGTCGAAATCTGTAATATTTTTAAGGAGCATCGGCTTTGCTGCTTGAAGTGCAGATGTCACATACTTCATATCTCTGCGTTTCATCACAAAGGCATAGTATTTCGATGCCATCACAAATTCCTTAAATGCCTTCTCACTACCCTCATCAATCGCTTTTTCCAGTGCATTGCCACCTGCCATGACTACCTCTTTATCGACACCGGAATCAAGGAGCATTTTCTTTGCTTTTTCTACAGCAGCTGTCGCTTCCTTTAACTGTTCATCCAAAAACTCCTCACATGCACCAACAGCCATCTGCTTGGATTCTGCCCAGTGCGTTCCGTCATATCGCATATAATCAGTGGAATCCGTAAAGGCAAGTTCACCCGCATATTCACGAGACAGCACCTTCGCCTGTCCAATATCCGAATAATCATCCGGTTTCAGACTAAATCCTTTATTGAACTCTTCCGGTGATACATAGCCAATCTGTGCCCGCACCTTCTTTCCAAACTTCATAGCACTGCTCCAAATCAGAGCAAGTTCGCTGTCTTCCAATGGCGGATTGCAAAGCTGTGCTTTCTCAAGATAAATATCATGAGCCTTTTCTGTATTGCCATATCTCTTAATTAGTCTTCCAGCAATATGACTCATGGTGCTGTTTCTGGTACCTTCGGCAATGCCCTGTGTCGCACGGTCATATTCGGCAAAGTCCATCTCATCCAAGAACTCTGTTATTGTTTTACTTCCCTCATGCCAAACAATCTCTGATGGATTACATCCAAAGATGAATCTTGCAGCATCCAGTGCATTATCATCAAAAAACGGAGCATACTCTTGGAGTCTTGTTTTGATGCCCGCGACCTCTCCTGCATCAGTTACTTTCTCATGAGGAAAATAGATATGATGTCTTGGTCTTGCTGATTTGTTTCCCTTTACCTTGCCATCATTTTTACTTGGAACAATTGCATAGGCCACATCCGGAAACAGTTCTTCATATTTTTCTGTAGTCATCCAATCTTCCGGATTATCGCTGTGGTCATTATCACAGTCCATAACCTCTACATCAGAGGAAATAAAATCATCAATACTGCGATGTGCTTTCTTAAATTCCCCGCACACATGATCCCTTGCAATCACCGACTGCATATCCTCTTTATTTGTAATTTCTGCTTTATTGGGATAGATTGCATTGGCAGCATTGCCTACGCAATTCGCTGAATATATCGTAAACTTCATCTCTTAACCTCCTCCATCGTTTCTGTAAAATATCTGACCTTCATTCTGCGTCTTTCGGCAAGTGCTATCTCACGAGCCATGCCTTCTGAGATATCGTCTCCGAATATCCACATTTCCTGACACTTTCCAACCAGTACATAATTGATGGTATGGGTTGCCAGATATCTTTCTTCCGGATTGCTGTCATCCATAAACTGTGGATACAAAAGATGCGGAGCAATTGGGATTGCTTTATTCTCAATGGCAAGACGAGAATACTGTCTTGCCTTTTCGACATTCTTTTCTGTATCCCCTCGATACGGACTGCAGATATAGACAAGCGGTCTGAACTCATCCGGCTTGTACAGATTGGCAGCTCTCCTAGCTGCCCTTTCCTCTTTTTCTACTGTTTTCAAGGCTTCATAAGTGGTTGGATCATGATAGCCTTCGCTGTTGTATTTACTGATTGCCATCCATTTCTCCTCCCATGATTCTTCTCGTGCAGTTCTCACACAGTACGGCTGTTCCAAAGAGATCACTGTCACCGTCACTTAAGATTTCCTGCAAATCCACTTGTACCTCAGACCCACAATGCGGGCATCTGCAAAATACATTCTCGTCATTGATTTCGATGTTGACTTCTACAGCGTCTCCCATCGTCTCTTTCACATAAAACATAGCGTTACCTCCATTTGAAAAAATTAAGGGTCCATGCCCTCTGATAGTGAAAGGACATGAACCCTCTTTTTAAGTACCGCTATATCAATCTTTTTTATAAAAATCACATTCGTATCCGTCTGCACGAAGAAGAAGTCCCGGAATCCACGGTGGAGTTCTTCCCATCTGCTCACAGATAGCATCAAGAGATACATCCTTGCTGCATTCAATAATGAGTTCATCATGCACATGGCCACAGATAAAACAGTGAGATAATGTTCTCATCGCATAGGCAAGAATATCTCTGCTGATTGCCTGGACGATGTTTTCCACAAATTTAGGACCGTAGCTTTCAATCTGCTCCCACTTCTTCGTTCCTCCGATGCCTTCGTAGACTACAGACTCACTTCCAAACTTATTGACTCCCATCTTTGGTTTCGCATAGGAAAGCCTTCTGCCGCTTGGAAGTTCAATGAACAGCATCCCACTTTTATAATAAAAATGAATGCCATGTGTTTCTGTCTCCATATGTTCTCGGATAGTCTTTTTGACACATCTGTCGACTGCCCACCAAAACTGCACGATATTCGGATTCGCATTTCTCCATGAATCCACAAGTGGCTGAAGTTCATCTTCTGACAATCCCATCTCGATAGCACCCATCGCAGTTAAAGCTCCCACAGAACCTCCGTACCCAAGCGCGAGTTCCGCAATCTTACCTTTTTGTCTCAGTTCTCCGTTCACACCATGCTTTTCCACCGGAACTCCAAACATGGCAGATGCCGATGCACAATAGATGTCTCCATTATTCTTAAAAACCTCACTTCTCCATTCTTCCTTTGCCAGATACGAAAGCACCCTTGCTTCAATGGCAGAAAAGTCGGCAACCACAAATTTCATTCCTTCTCTTGGTACAAAGGCTGTACGAATCAGCTGTGATAAGGTATCCGGGATATCATCATATAAAAACTCCATTGCTTCGTAATTTCCACTCTTTACAAGTTCTCTTGCTTCCCTTAAGTCTGGCAGATGATTCTGTGGCATATTCTGTAGCTGAATCATTCGTCCCGCCCACCTGCCACTTCGATTTGCACCATAAAAACGAAACATCCCTCTTGCTCTATGGTCTTCGCAGACAGCATTCTCCATAGCCTGATATTTCTTTACGGAAGACTTGGCAAGCTGCTGTCTGATTTCCAGAACTTTACGGATATGTGCAGGGGGACTTGCAATCAATTCTTTCACTGCCTTCTTATCAAGGCTGTCTGCTTCGATGCCATTTTCCAACAGCCATGCTTTCATCTGCATGACACTATTGGGATTGTCGATTCCTGTCAAATGCTGTATCTTTGCCGTCAGCTTATCCTTAGAATATCTGTCGAATAAAATCGCATTTTTAGCCACTTCCATATCAAGAGCAATGCCCCTGTCATTGATTTCTTGGTCAAGCCAGAACTCCTCCCATACAAAATCCGGTACCGGAAATTTCGACAATCTCCCCTGGATGGATAATTCCACCTCAACATCTCGGATATTATATTTTACAAAGGCATCCCACTTTTCTTTATCGTGCTTTGGAAGGTTTCTTGTTCTGCCGCCATTTACCTTGGTAGGCTTACATGGAACACAGAAATAACGGATGAGGTCTTTTCCTTCCTTCAGCTTCTGTTCCGATAATCCCAGTACCTTGCCGGCACCTTCTAGTGATAACGGAAGCCCCATATAGGCTGACCAGGTCATCGTACATTTCCATGAAACCGGAGAAAGATAATCTCCCACGGTATCTTCTGCTATGCTGTAGCTTACAAACTTCTGCGGATAATATCGTCTCAGATACTCCGACAAACAGATTCGTTCAAACTGACTGTTAAATGCCCACTTTGTAATCTGTTCATTTGTGAGTGCATCTAAAATCTCCTCTGGGATTCGTTCTCCCTGTGCAAGGTCAACCACCTGCACTGCCTGTTCATCTACCGAATATCCAAACAGTAAGATTTCAAAATTCGGAGACTGTACATACTTATACACACCACACTTCTGCAGATCCACATCACTATATGTTTCCAAATCAATACTGATATTTTTCATTCTGTCACCATCCTAATAAGCAAGGCGGCAAGATTGCTCCTGCCGCCATTTCATATACTTGTTTTTTACTTGAAATCGCTCATTCTCTTTTCGTGATATTCGAGGTCTCTTTTATCCTTTTCAACCTCTCTCTTTTCACGTCTGCGGTCATAAAGCAGGTTCTGAATCGATGTGATCAGAAACGAAATGCTGATGCAAGACCATACTGCGAGTAATACGATTACCAAAATTGCCTGTGCTGTTTCCATGTGTTGTCACCTGTCCCTTTCTTAAGATAAGAAGTCATCATCGTCATCCGTTGCAAAATCATCCTCTGCTCTGGACTTACCACCAAGAGGCTCTCCATCGGCAATTTTCTGCAGATTGTTTAGACCGCAGGCAATGCCCTTGTTTCCGTTGGAGTTGAAGGCATAGAAGTTGATGCTGGCACGACCATAAACACCACTGTATACTTCAGAGCGTTCAAGAATAGGCTGACGGTCGGCATCCACGATACCAGGTGCAGATGCAGAATTGGCATTGATAAAGTAGCTGTCTGCATAAGCTGCATCATCCGGACGCTCCAAATCTCCGTCTCTGAGAGGTGTTTTTAATACCTTGAGAGAAGGTACGGACTTACCATTGCCCTTAAGCTTGGACTCCCCTTCCTCATACGCAGCCTGAATAGCGGCTTCAATCTTCTTCACGGTTGCCACATCAGACTTCGGAATGATAAGGCTCACACTGTACTTCGGTGTACCACCATTGATTGACTTCGGATCCCATACATTTGCATAGTTCCATCTTGTCTTAGGTCCTGTGATTACTTTCGTTGGGTTCTTATAATTGTTTGACATATTAGTTGTCCTCCTTAAAATCATTGATTGCTGTATTTTTCATTGCCGGACGCTTATCCGACATAGGTACTAAGGTTGGCTTGCCCTGTGGTTTCTCAATTAAACTGGAGAGCAATTCCTCAAATTTGGTTTTGCCAAGCATCTTTGTCATAGCTGTAATACCGATGACCTTTTTCTCATACGGATCATATCCGGCACTCTCAACCTTATCTGCTACGGCTTTATCGTTTACATACTTACGGTTGGAACGACCTTCGACCAATTTCCAGTCCTTCCATTCCTTACCGCTGACTGCCTGCTGAAGAGCATATTCTTTGATATCTCCCACCCAGGATACCAGCCCGTCTGCTTTTGCAAGAATGACCTCTATTTCATCATCTTCAAGGTTGGCAGGCATCTCAAAATCATAACGAGCAAGTTCCAGGTTATATTCGGCTCTCTTTCTGCAGGTAGCTTTGACCTTACAAAACTGACAATGACTTCCGGCTTTGTATTCGCCCTCACCCTTTGATGCCAGTTCTGCTGTCGGTGCGAGTGTTTCTTCTGCCCAGGAAAGCAGTGCTTCCTTGGAAATCGTAAAGGTACTGACATGTTCTCTTCTTGGCTGAAAGATGGTCATCGTTATCTCTTTGATGTCATAAATCCCATCAAAGAGAGATAAGGCTCCCAGTGCATAGCACATCATCTGTGGATTGTTTTCTGCATCTACCAGAATGCCGACACCATACTTGAAGTCAATTACGGTCAGCGTTTCATCTGCAACGATGACACAGTCTCCGGTACCAAATCCCTCCGGCACCCACTGTGAGAAATCCAAGTGCTGTTCAATGAGAACAATCGGATCACTGCATCTTTCTTTTGCTGCAGATAACTGCTCCATCACATACTGTGCATACATATCGGTGCAGTCTGCCATCTCTTCATCAAAGAAGGTAAGATCCTCTACCGGGTCTTTGGACTGCTGCCCCAGTGCTGTTTTCAGCTTATGTTCGCAAAGCGTATGAGCATCCGTTCCCTGCAGTGCAAATTCGCTGGGCTTGTCCTTTGCCTTTGCACAAAGAAGTGCTGATGGCGGGCAGGCAAGCCACCTGTGACTGGAAGATGCAGAAAGTACTGCGTGTTTATCCGGCATTTCCGATCACCTCCACTTCAGCAAGAAGTGCTGCATAATCCTTCGCATCCACATCTGACAGTTTGCTGACACCACGCTTGGTAAGAAGCGCTTTGACTTCTGCCGTATATCCCTTGCGAGACTTATCCGCCATAACTGCCCTTACATCTTCCAAGGAAAGAGTTTTTTCTTTCTTAGGTGCCTTAGGAGGTGCTTCTTCAGTAACCTTCGCCTTCGGCTCTGTTTCTTTTGTTTCTTCCGAACCACTAAAGAGGTTTTTCAGATCTTCAGAGATACCGATGAGTGTGTTACCACATCTGTTCAGTTCTTCGATAAGCTGTGATAATTCGCTGACCTTTCCCATTTGGATTTCCTCCTTCCCTGGCTTTTTCCTGTTTGCTGAGTGTATTCAATTTCTCAGCAAGTCTTTTTGACACTACACTGATGGCAACAAGCGTATCGATAAGCTCTGTATCAAGCTGAGTGCTGTCGCACTTTTCGGTGCAGATCCTACATCTGATTGTCATATTTGACACCGTCCTTTCCGAGTGGCTTTACTGCCTCTCTGACAGTAAAAGGACATCCGGTTCCGTTTTAAGTACCATTTCAATAAAATTTTTGAAAAAATCTGCTCACCACAGATATTGGAAGTGATGAGCAGACAGAATGTTATTCAAAATCTTTCAGTCTTGTCTTAAGCTGAATCATAACCTTCTTTTTTCTCTTATTGACACCCTTCTGTGATAAATGAACGACCTCTGCAATCTGTTTTTCTGTAGCACCGTCACCAAACATTGTCATAATGGTGCGATCCATCTCTTCCAGTTCATCAAGAGCCGCATGAAGTTCTGCAATCATCTCCTGCTTTATAAGGTTGACTTCCAAATCGACTCCATCGGATACTTCGTATTCCGTACTCTCATAAAGCTGATCCAGTGATACTGGCTGCATTTTACTTTCCTCTTCCTGTTTGCTTGCTCTCTGTCCCTGCTTGTCCTCTCGCCACAAAGGTCTCATGTACTCCAAATACTGTTCCTTTGTTGCCGGGATCATGATGGCACGAACTGTGCGATGTCCAATCTTGGTCCATACTGCATCGGTCGATAAGTTATAACCGTTTGCAATGATGAAATCCTTTGATGCTTCATTTACCTCCATAGGGATGTAATACTGCTTTTCACTTTTTGTCTGTAAATTTTCCATTGTAGATCCTCCTTCGATCTGAAATCGAAGTGAGAATCCACACGGAACTTCCCATAAATATTGGCCATAAGAATGAATCCTCACTTCTTAAATGGCCAACCGTCCCAGTGGGTTGACTGTTATTAATCTGTTGCTGTCTCTCGGCTCTGGGCATCCTTGATCAAGGGATGAACCTCAAGACAGGTTTTGAGTGTCTGGCACTCAGATGAAGTTGCAAAGGTTTTGCAGCCTCATCTCGGTGTCAGATGTTTCTAATATTTACTTCTCCATTTGCATTTTGTTTTTACCGAAAAATACATTCTGTAATTTTTCTAAATGGAGAAGTATATAGGTTAGGGTCTTTTCGGCTTGATTTCTTCCAAGCAGCAAAAAAAGGCCTGACAAAATACAGGTGCTCTTAACACCTATACTTCGTCAGACCTTGCTCGCTACGACATTAACTATCGTGCGGCGATTCGCTCAGTACGAACTCTCTGATTACGAAAGCTGACAGCTATCACAGATTTACACAATGGACATTTAATCTTAATGATTCCAATTGTTTCTTCCGGATCTACGTCAAACAATCGTTTATTTTTACAACATGGACAAGCCACATGCACTTCCTGCATTTATATTCGCCTCCCGTAAGAGGCCAGCCAAAGGGAAAGTCAAACCGACCATTATAATTTCATTATCCTTTGCACTTGTTCCGTGACCTAATCCTAATGTAGCGATGATTTATTATATCGAACATTCGTTCGTTTGTCAATCCATCGTTAAGTTGTGAAAGCTCTGACGAAGTGTATACAGAACCTTTCTTGGTTCTGTATTAAGGATAATTGAAATCAAATAGTAATTGAAGATAGCATATTTACACATTATTTTTTAATCAAAGTAATGTGTAAATGATTGATTTATTCACATTTATGATATAGAATCTACTTATAACATATAATTTACCATTACTATTTTTACGCAAAAAAATAAAGCCATGCTATTCCACATGACTTCTCTAATATAGAAAGGACGTTTTATGCCACAAATAAAAGAAAAATTTTTTGAAACAATCCTTTTCAAATTTAATAATAATCTATCTGATTGTGTGACAGATATCGAGCATACTGTTCCGGGAGAAACACCTACAATAAAATATAAGATACAATCGCTTCCAGAACATACTGCGACATTTGCATATGCATCGAAAAAAGGGTTAGTACGAATTGCTCCAAACGGTACAATTGAGGAGCCAAATGTTCTCGGCACGTTGATTGCCCTATCTACAAAGTCAGATAAAGCTTTAACCGATTTTATTCATTCAAATGGATTTTTATTTCCTACCAGTATTGGAAATTATGAAGAGATTGATAAAAGTGCTCTTTTGGAAATTATCAATCGTCTGAAAATGACGGTTGAATTAATGACCGCTGCCAATGAGATAAAAAAGGACTATCAGAAAATATTTGAACTCACTATCCTGCTTCTTCTTTCAAAGGATATTGAATTTAAAACAGATTTAATGAATTCTCCATACAAGAGTTGCCATCATAGTTTCTCAGACCTACTGCGCAATCCACCTTCTGTCCTTTCACAACAAAGACAACAGGAAGGATTCTCCGGGGATTTCTATAATATTGATGACTCGATTATCGGAAATAATACAATAAGCATCTCTGAATACAATGATATCATCAGTGGATACTCATCTGTGCCGGGATATAACGAACCGCTGTTCAAAGCCATTATCCAGTTGTATGTAAACTATAATGGGAATGGAATGGAAAGAACGATTATAGATGTTCTTTATCACTGCCTACACGATGTGAGCATTATAAATTTCACAGGTGGCATCAATTATTATAAATCACCGGATTTCACTGTCCTTAATCAGTCCATTAAAACAGCCATGATTGAGGTGGCAAATCATATAGTCGGCGTGGAAATAAATGCAAACCTTTATGGCATCCATCCTGTCTACAACATTGAAACAATGAGTCCTTCTTGGAAAGTTGATTCTTTATTATGTGCTGCTTACTTCTCCATTTTTTATTTAAAGCCGGACTTAGAATTATATAGACCATGCGACAATCCTCGATGCGGAAAATACTTCTTAGTAAAAACCACATCGACTAGAAACAGATATTGCAGCACCGAATGCTGCAACCGTGTTACACAAGATCGTTATCGAAAGAAAAAACGTGAATTGACTGAAAACTAACAAAATCCCTCTGCCTGCTTTGTGCAAGTAGAGGGATTGCCTTTATTATCATTTCTTTTCTTGTCCGATGTTGTAGTTAGATGATTCTGCAACCATCGAAGCAGGCTGTTGAGGTATATCCATATATGAAATAGGAATAAGTTTTGCTGATCCACTTACCGGAGGCACCTCACCTTTGCCAAGCACAGCTTCTATGCAATCAGCTAAGGCAACCTTTTCTTTCATAGGATTTCCGGTATAGTGATACATCAAATATCGAGTGTCCATAACGATACCTTGAATACGCTCATAGAACTTTTTATTGTGTCTCCAATCACCTACCGCCTCTCCGATATTTCCGACAACGCTAGTAAGTTCAAAAAAGTTCTTTTCCATATTGTATGGCATGATGAATGCATTAAATAAGGAATCAGTATCCACACCTTTATATTTTTCGAGGTACTCACCGTATGTAATCTGCTTGTTAATGGACGAACCATTTGGTAGATGGTCTGGAATGCCCGTCCAACCATACTTATAGCACTTTGCATCTAAAATATAATATTTACCATTGTAAATCATAATGGTATCTGGCATTAAAGGGCGTTTTTCTTTATACTTACCGTGGCTCAATAACCATCGTGAACGAGGGAAATATTTGTCCTTGTCTTTTTCACCAAATGCACGGTCTATAAGCTTTTCCCATACATGATCAAAATCATCTGTACCAAAGTAGAACTGCCTGTCAGATGTTTTTTCATCCATATACTGAAGCATATCCTTCATCGCCTGGAACAGATTTCTTTTCTTGTCATCATTCGTTGCACCTAATTTTGCAGTCAGTATTGCAATCGAAGTTTTGACATCCGGATGTGGTCCCGGCTGTTCTGGCATATACGGAACGTAAAGCCATCCCAGCTTTTTGAATGCTTCGTAAACACAGAAACGGTTAATCTGTGTGATTTGTTTCGAATCATTCGGTGTTGTTGCTCTAACCGTAAATTCTGTATAAATGAAGGAACTAACTCCACCTTTTTGCTGAACCAATGGCACCTGGTTTCTAACTGTTCTTGGCCAGTCCTGCTTGCCAGTCGCACTCGTCTTGAAAGTCGGATCAACCTCAATATAATATTTTCCACCGATGGAAAAATAATATTCTATAACGCTTTTATATGCATTGATCGGAAAGTCAACCGACTGTGGTGCTGCAAACTTATTTACTGCAATTAACCTATCCTCAGATGTTGTAAATTCAGATAAGACTTGAATCAAATGCTTTATGTCGGTTCTTATCTCATTATCTGTTTCCGGCAATTGATATCCGATAGGAAAATAGACCATCGCATTATCAGAGTCTGCTTTGATTCCAACAAATCGATCTCCATCTTCATTTGAGTTTACATGGCAATGCTTTTTTATGTCATCATCAACCAATGCAGTATGTAATGCTGTGTCCAAATCCATATTGAATCACCACCTTACTCTTCTGGATTGGTAAATGCTGCTCTCACATTTTCCTTAAACATTGCAAAACGATCCATCTTTTCTGCGTACATGAATGTACGAATAACTTGCTCCAGACTTTGGAACTGAGAAGTCTCGAAAACAACCTCTCTGTTAAACTTAAAAGCATCGTCCCACAAGTACTTGATAACCTTCTCCGGGAATTTACGATTCTGCTTCATCGCATCTCTGATAGCATCCAATCTTTCTTTTTCAACTCCTGTGATGGACTTATCCTGTTCTTTTGTTCTAAGAGCATCATATTCTCCGTCCGAAAGATTACCCATTTCCGGTTTATATTTCAAGTCTCTCAGATGCACAAAATAAGCACCGAGACGCTTATCCTCCGCAGAAGTCATTCTTGCATTATTACCAACTATGATATTGTTAATCTGTGTGCAGAAAACTTCCCATGTAATTCCAGTATCCAGAATCTCTGCATCTGCCAAGTTTCTGTCCACATGTTCGAAGTTATTCTCAATCAGACGCATTTCCCATCTACGCTGGAAAGCAGTATCAAGAGTAAATACGTTCTGGTCAGAGGTGTTCATTGTTCCAAGAATTGAAAGATTCGATGGAATACGAACTTTATGCTTTGAATCACCATAAACAATCTTTGCGATATTGGCGTTTGTAATGCCGTACTCACTTGTTCCTATAGGATATCCATCATCATCGAAATCTCTAATTTCACTCTTTCTATCAAGCAACTGGAATACTTCACCAAAAATTGCTGGTGCATTACCTCTGTTGATTTCCTCGATAATAAGAATATATTCTTTATCTGGATTACGATATGCATCTGCTAAGATGTTTGTAAAAGGTCCCGGTGTAAACTTATAGCTGACCTGTCCTTCATCATCGACATTCGGAAGTATTTGTCCAATGAAATCAGAATAAGTATAATCTGGATGGAATACGAGTCGTTCTACGTTGGTATCTTTTTTACAATACTCATGTTCAATAGTCCAACTCTTTCCAGACCCCGGAACACCATAAAGCAAAACATTGCAACCTGTAGAAAGGCGTTCATCTTCTATAGATCTTGCTGATACAGCTCCATTTCCTTCTTGTAAACTAGATACATTAACAGTTGTATTCGTTGCAAGTTTAAAAAATTTATTATTCAGTTCTTGAAGTCCCTCATCGTCTACAATCTTCTTACCTGGAACTACTCCAAAGACATCATATTCAAATTTTTCTTTTTTCTTTAGAACTATTAAATATGAGCCCGCATGTAGCATGTGTCTGAACGAAACAAAATCTGAGCCATCAAAATTAATCAACGATACTTGTATCTGATCAGCTTGTTTTTTTCTCTTACTTCTAACAATCGAAGTACAGCTTTTTTTTATTCCATTTGAAAAAACAATACCCGATTCTTCTTCATCACATAAATAAGATATATTACTTTTGTAAATAGTAACTGGAATCTGAGTAATAAAATATTTTTTCAAGTCAGTATCTGTCTGTAGTTCATTGAAGTATCCATCAGACCTCAAATATGGAAATATATCCATTTGTGCGCCTGTGATGGCGATATGTGTTTGATTAGTTGTTCTATTGTCATCCAAAGTATTAGATGCCTCTAATCTCTTCACGATAATTCCATCATATTGCTCAGAGTCAACAGATGTACCAGTTTTTGATAACACCTCTGTTATTTGGTCTATCGCTTGTTGAAAGTCCATTAATTATCACCTCTCATATACTTCTTAATAACCTTGGCAATAGCTCGACCTAAAAGTGGAGGAACAGAATTTCCAATTTGCATATATGTTTTCGTATAAGAACCTCTGAAAAAATAATCGTCTGGATAAGATTGTACTCTTGCCGCTTCTCTAGGTGTAAGCCCCCTTGCTTGATAAGGATGGATATACATATTACAATCAAATTTCATGTGTGCAGTAATTGTTTTGCATACTTTATCCGGTTCAAGCTTAAAGTATTTATCTTTAAAAATATCATTACGACTTTTATAAGGCATGATATCCGCAATCTTAGGATCATCCGACTTATCACCGGGGTTTAATCTGCCAAATATCTCTATATCTCTATCATTGTTATATCTAGCTTTATGATTACACACAACGTGATACTGTCTTCCTTGATTAATCAATTCAATGTACTCATTACTAGAATCAGATCTTGCTCTTTCAATTTTTGCTCCTGACTCCTCGCTATCCACATTAGTAGCATTTTTTACTCGTGATGCTTTTAATGATCTTAATCCATATATCGCATCAGCTAATGTGTGATTGGCGATTGTTTGACTTGACTGAATAATTTCCGTGAAAATAACTTCATTATCAATGCCTACACAGTTGCCAATATAAATTAAACGCTCCCTGTTTTGGGGAACCCCATAATCTCTTGCATTTAATACATGTGCCGTTGTTTTATAACCAATTTTACTAAAATCCTCAATCACTTGATCTTTGACTTTAAGCATTCCCTTCACATTTTCCATCACGAAAAATCTAGGTTTTACTTTTCCGACTATTTCAACAAAATTCTTATAAAGATGATTTCTTGGATCATCGATCAATCTCTGTCTATTTGCTTCACTAAATCCTTGACAAGGTGGTCCACCAACTACAATATCAACATTTTTATATCTCAGTAGATTTTCAACATTATCCTTAACTTCTTGAATATCTCCTAAAATTATGTGATCCCTAGGTGTCTCCGGATGATTATGAGCATAAGTATTTACACAGCATTCCTGTATGTCATTTGCAAGGCTTGTAACAAAACCTTCTTGAGTAAAACCTAATGATAAGCCACCAGCTCCACAAAACAAGTCAATCATTTTCAATGATGCCTCGTCTACTTCTGCACGCATCATTTTTATATAATGATTACAATATTTATTAACCGGGCATACATTACATTTTTCATGTCCATCACAAAAGGCAGCCAATTTGGAGATTGCATCCACAAAACAATCATCTTTTCGAATTGCTGCTTTTATTTCTTCTGCTCTATTCATTAAAAATTCTTCATTGATCTCCTCGGTCATATAAGCAATACATTCATCTAAATTAGTGAATACTGCATCAAGATTTGAAGCATTAATAAAAGATTTTATTTCGTTTATATCTTCACTAAATACCATTTCACTGCCACTCTCCAACTTCTTCTAAATAATTTCTAATTTTCTCCGCCACAGCTCGAGATACATTTACGGTTACAGCATTTCCAAACTGCTTATATGCTTGCGTATTAGAAACTTCAATAACAAAATCATCGTTAAATCCCTGTAACCTTGCACATTCCCTTGGAGTAAGCTTTCGTATTGAATTGGTATCACCATTTCCCAAAATATAATCGTCTGAATAATAATTATCTTGACATGCTCTATGCATCTTTGCCATTGTTGCACATAAAGGTCTAGCTGGAGACTGATTAATTTCAGACTTTGCTACATACCCTCCAGTTCCATCAGATAATATTGTAGGTTTTACCTTCTCTGATAAATAAAACTTTGGATCGACGTCTCTTTCCAGTATATCGTGCATAGTTAATTCCAACTCTCTAGCTTTTGGATATTCAAAAGCAATATCTTGATTTCTAAAACATACAATAAAAAGTCTTTTTCTTGTTTGAGGCACTCCAAAGTCTGCTGAATTTAACACTTCAGAAAACACTCGATACCCAAGATTTTCTAGCGCTCTTTTTATTGTCGAAAATGTATTACCTTTATCATGAGTTAATAATCGTCTTACATTCTCTAAAATGATTACCTTAGGTGCTCGATTGTGTTCAATTTGATAATTAATGATTTCTGCTATTCGGAAAAACAATGTTCCTCTAGTATCTTCAAATCCTCGTTGCTCGCCCATCATACTAAATGGCTGACAAGGAAATCCCCCTATTAAAACATCGTGTTCCGGGATGTCTTCTAATGCAATCTCATTTATATCACCCAAATGCATTACGCCCTCTGGATTGTTGCGTTCATAAGTATACGCAGCATACTTATCAAAATCATTCGCCCATATAACATCATACCCTGCATCAATAAATCCTTGATCCAGACCACCAATTCCGCTAAAAAGCGACACTACTCTCATTCTTATTCCTCCAGCTTCGAATTTTTGATATATTCACGTATCCAATCGCATATTTCTATCGAAGCTTTCTTTCCTTCATTTCTCATAATCTGCATGAACTCTTCTTTAATTTCCGGTTCTATCGATATTTCAATTTTTGCAGTTTTAATTCTCCCCGCAGGTCTTCCCCCACAAGGTTTAGATGATCCTCTCAT